ATCTTCAAATTTATAGCGATGGGACCAATGGAATTATTAAAGGAAATAGTTCCACAAATATTTTAGGAATTACTTCAGTATCTTCAGTAGATTATTATGGTACTGACGCTACTTTAACTGGAACATTAACTGCTGGATTAATCGATGGAGGCACCTACTGATGGCAAAACCAACAACTAGAACAGAACTTAAAGATTATTGTTTAAGACAATTAGGTGCTCCTGTATTGGAGATAAATGTTGCTGATGAACAGGTTGAGGATTTATTAGATGATGCTCTTCAGTTATTTCATGAACGTCATTTTGATGGTGTTGAGAGAATGTATCTCAAACATCAACTTACTCAAGATGATATAGACAGAGGAATAGCAACTGGTACATCTGGGGTTGGTATTGTAACAACTACGGGAATATCAACTAATGTTAGTGGTATTAGTAGTATAACCTCTAACTTTTATGAAACATCAAATTTCCTTCCTGTTCCAGATTCAGTTATTGGTATAGAGAAAGTATTTAAGTTTGATACCAGTACAATTTCTGGTAGTATGTTTAGTATAAAATATCAGTTATTTTTAAATGATCTATATCAATTTAATTCGATTGATTTGCTTCAATATTCTATGGTAAAGACTTACTTGGAGGATATTGATTTCTTATTAACAACTGATAAACAAATTAGATTTAATCAAAGACAAGATAGGTTATATTTAGATATTGATTGGAAAACGGAAAGTGTAGGAGATTGGATTATTATTGATTGTTTTAGGGCATTAGATCCGTCTACATTTGGTGGAGTATGGAATGATAGTTTCCTTAAGAAATATTTGACTGCATTGATAAAACGTCAATGGGGACAAAACTTGACTAAATTTAGAGGTGTAAAACTACCTGGTGGTATTGAACTTAATGGTAGAGAAATCTATGATGATGGGCAAAGAGAAATAGATTATCTCCGAGAAAAAATGAGTATGGATTACGAAGCTCCACCTCTTGATATGATAGGATAATAATATGGCATTAAATCCCTTTTTTCTACAAGGATCTCCTGGTGAACAGAGACTTATTCAAAGTATCATAAATGAACAACTCACCATTTATGGTGTTGAGGTAACTTATATACCTAGAAAATTTGTAAACAAAGATACGGTTTTCGATGAGATTGAAGCATCAAAGTTTGATGATAACTTCTCACTTGAAGCATATGTTGACACATATGAGGGATATACGGGTGCTGGCGATATAATGACCAAGTTTGGGGTAAGTCTTAAAGATGACTTGACAATAACAGTATCAAAAGAAAGATATGAAGATTTTATTTCCCCATTTTTGATTGGACAAGTAGAAGTTCCTACTAGACCATCAGAAGGGGATTTGATTTATTTTCCATTAGGAGGAAGATTATTTGAAGTTAAATTTGTAGAACATGAGAAACCTTTTTACCAGTTAGGTAAAAATTATGTTTATCAACTTCAATGTGAACTCTTCGAATATGAGGATGAAGTTATTGATACTTCTATTGACGAGATTGATAAGACGGTTGAAGATATTGGATTTATGACTACTTTGACAGTAGCAGGAGTAGGTGTTGTTGCTACTGGAACTGCTGCTACTACTGGTTTTGGTTATGTTAGAAGTATTGTTTTAAATAATGATGGTTATGATTATATTAAAGAACCATATGTTGCTATATCTACTTCACCTACAGGAGATAATGCTACTGCTGTTGCTATAACTACAGAAGTTGGTGGGGTACATTCTGTTAAAGAGATTCTATTAACAAATCCTGGTTCTGGATATACTATAGCACCAACTGTTACTATAGTTAGTGGTGCTACAACTTCAATAACAGGTACTACCACTACTCATGGTGTTGGGGCAGCTGCTACTTGTGGTATTGTTACGAATTCTTCTGGTGTGAAGTTTGTTGGATTCAGTTCTGCTGGTGCTGGATATACTAAACCTACTCCTATAACATTCAGTGGTCCTGTTTCGGGAGGAATAGGAACAGCGATTGGTAGAGTACTTGTCGCAACTGCAGCAACTCAAGGATCTACAGGTATTGTTACTTCTGTTCTAATATCTAATGCTGGTATTGGATATACTGTTGAAACACCAACGATTACATTTACTGTTCCTTCAACTGTTACTGGAGTCGGCACTTATCAATACAATGAAGTTGTTACTGGTTCTGCATCAAGTACAACTGGTTATGTTAGAGGTTGGGATATTGATACAAAAGATTTGAAGGTTGGGAATGCAAATGGTGACTTCGTTAAAGGAGAAAATGTTGTTGGAGCAGCATCCTCAGCTAAGTACACTATTGTCAATATTGTAAGTAGCAATGAGCAAGAGGATAAATATGAACAGAATGAACTATTCGAAACTGAAGGAGATAAAATTCTTGATTTCAGTGAAAGCAACCCATTTGGACAGGTTTAATGTTAGGTACTTATTATTATCACGAAATTATTAGAAAGACAATCATTGCTTTCGGTACAACTTTTAATGCTCTTGAAATAAAGCATAAGGAACAAGATGGAACAGCATTTAGTGAAATGAATGTTCCTTTATCTTATGGTCCTGCTCAAAAGTTTTTAGCAAGATTAGAACAACAGTCAGATTTGAATAAACCAGTTCAGATTACACTTCCCCGAATGTCATTTGAAATGACAAATATTGCTTATGATTCTACAAGGAAGGCAGGTGTTACCCAGACATTTAAGGCATCTGATGGAACTAATATGAAAAAGGTTTATATGCCAGTTCCTTATAATATTGGATTTGAACTTAATATCTTTACTAAATTAAATGATGATGCTTTACAGATTGTTGAACAGATATTACCATATTTTCAACCATCATTTAATTTAACCGTAGATTTAATTAGTTCTATTAATGAGAAGAGAGATATTCCATTAGTATTGGATAATATTTCATTCCAAGATGATTATGAAGGAAGTTTTGAAGTAAGAAGAGCACTTATATACACCTTAAGTTTTACGGCAAAAACTTATTTATTCGGTCCTATTGCTGCCACTACAGAAGGACTTATCAAGAAAGTTCAAGCAGATGTATATGCGAATACAAATACAGCTACTGCCAAGAGAGACTTAAGGTATACAGTTACACCTGATCCTATTGATGCTGGTCCTACTGATGACTTTGGATTTAGTGAAACTTGGACTACTTTTGGTGATAGTAAAACTTATAGTCCTACACAACAGAAGGATATTTAATCATGGATAATTTTAATAGTATTGATAAAGCATTGAATACAACTGAAGTTGAAGTTAATGATAAACCAGAAGGAGGTTGTATTAGAAGAAAAGATAGATTAAAAGATATAACTAATGATGTAGAAAAAGATTATGATTATACTCGTGCTAATCTTTATTCATTAATAGAGAAGGGACAAGAATCTCTTAATGGTATAATGGAACTTGCTGGTGAAAGTGCAAGTCCAAGAGCATATGAAGTTGCAGGACAGATTATTAAATCAGTAGCTGATACGACTGATAAGTTGATGGAACTTCAGAAGAAAGTAAAAGAGGTTGATGAAGATAATCAAAAAACAACTAATAATGTTACTAACAACGCAGTATTTGTAGGATCAACATCCGATTTATCAAAGATGCTTAAAAAGGGATTTCTAAATAATAGTGACGAATCCAAATAAAAAATATGACATGCGATTGTGGTTGTAAAGGATGTGGACAAAATCCATGTGTAAAATGTGGTAAAAACCATCATTAATTGAGAATTTTATTATGGCACAACCTGATGTATATCTAGGTAATCCTAACCTTAAAAAGGCTAATACTCAACATGAGTATACTGAAGAGCAAGTTATTGAGTTCCTGAAATGTAAACAGGATCCAGTTTATTTTGCCAAGAATTATATTCAGATTGTATCATTGGATCATGGATTGGTACCATTTAAACTCTATGATTTTCAGGAAAAGTTAATCAGTAGATTCCATGAGAATCGTTTTAACATATGTAAGATGCCACGTCAGACTGGTAAATCTACTACATGTGTAGCATATCTTTTACATTATGCTGTTTTTAATGATAATGTTAATATAGCAATTCTGGCAAACAAAGCATCTACTGCTAGAGATCTTCTTGGAAGATTGCAACTGGCATACGAAAACTTGCCTACATGGATGCAACAAGGTATAATATCATGGAACAAAGGTTCTTTAGAATTAGAAAATGGATCAAAAATTTCGTCAAACTCTACTTCTTCATCTGCTG